GGTCCTGCGGGAACACAAGGGGCGCAGGGTCCTATAGGTAACACAGGTCCTCAAGGTCCTGCGGGTGCTGACGGTCCTACTGGCCCTCAAGGTCCTCAAGGGTCTGACGCAACTGTTACCACTTCCGCTGTTTCAACAGCAGGGGCATTGATGAAATCTGGCGGTACGATGTCAGGGCATATAAATATTGGCGCACACAACATAACAGGCAACGATTCTACAGGGTTTTATCGTGATAATTGGGCTAGAGTGGCAACACAACATGGTTATATAAATTTTGGCCCCGCTAACTCAACTTATGCACACATCTACACAGACCGTGGTAGCTTTTATTTTGATAAACCGATGTGGCGTTCGGGACACAAGGTTTGGGATGCAGGGAACGATGGTAGTGGCTCTGGTTTAGATGCTGACATGGTTGACGGAGTTCATCAATCATCTTTCATGCGTAAGAGTGCAAACTCTGCCCTAGACATGAATCAGAACGACATCCAAGATGGCAACAGTATCTACATGGATAACTGGTACAGGTCAACTGGGGCTACAGGGTGGTACAGCCAAACCTATGGCGGTGGTTGGCATATGTCTGATACCAGTTGGATTCGTGCCTATGGTTCAAAGCCTGTTTATGTTGCGAATCAAATTGCGGCTTCAGGAAACGTAACCGCTTATTACTCTGATGAACGCCTTAAAACAAAGACAGGTGACATTGAGAATGCTCTTGAAAAAGTACAAAGTCTCTCAGGGTTTACCTACGTTGAGAACGATTTAGCCAAAGAGTTAGGATACACAAATGAGAAACAGCAGGTTGGTGTATCTGCCCAACAAGTACAGGCTGTTGTCCCAGAAGCTGTTTCACTAGCCCCTGTTGATTTTGAAACAGATGAACATTCAGGTGAAATCACTTCTAAATCAGGAGAAAACTATCTGACGGTTGATTACTCTAGGCTTGTTCCTTTGCTTATTGAATCCGTAAAAGAACTTAAAGCAGAGGTTGATGACCTTAGAGCAGAATTGGAGAATAAATAATGAGCGAAGAACTAGAACTAGCACTACCCTTAGATGATAACGTACAGGCTCCGTATGACAATATAAAAGAAGTTGTTACCCCTACATTACAAAGCCTAAATGCAGGTCAACGAGTAACTTTTCAAATTGTTGACGACTATGAAGCAGGTAGTAATACCATTAATGTAAAGATAACCTGCCAAGACACTAACAATGAAATGGAGCGATCTGTCAATGCGTGTTTCGATGCGGACGGTAAGTATGATGCCGATGCAACTTTAGTACGCATAGGCGAAGTACGGGACGGACAGGCTAATAAGTTTGCATCTAGTGTATTACAAATCAGTGCTGAATAAGGAGGTCTATCATGGCATTAGCATCATCAGGTTCTATCTCAATTGGAGGTAGTACTTCAGGTAGATCAATCAACTTAGAGTTAAACAGAAGTGCCACAGCTAGTAGTAACCTCAACGAGTCAGCCTTACGATCACTAGCGAACCGATCATCAGGATCAGTCTCGTTAAGTCATTTCCACGGAAAGTCTAATGTTGCATGGAGTTTTAGTATAACTAATGGAAACCACCGTGATTCTTGGTGTTTGCTAAAATCTTGTACCACAATGTATCATCAGGGATATTCTAATCATTGGGACGGTTTTCAACAACCACCTTCTTCTTTTTATTCAGCGAGTGGTTACGGAAGTACTTCAGATACAACCTGTAACTTTAAATCTGGTGCTACATTAGCAAGGTTGAAATGGAGTTATATGATAGGTGGTGCTTTGGTCTTTGGTCTTGTAGGTAATCGCAGTAACTCAGGCTTTACTACACTCAAGGTACATAACACCACATTTCAACGAACAGCGGCTAGCTTTAGCTATGATAGTACTAATAACCACACCAACTGGGTGTGGACTACTGACCCTGTTACGTCAACCGTAGGTACCAACCCTTTTACAACTGGCTCTAACGCTATCGTGTTTACATAGGAGTATAATATGGACTTTATAATAGAAAAATTAGACGCACTTCCTCAAGATATTTTTGACGAGTGTTTTACATCTAGTACTCCTTATTTAGCGGAGGCTTTAAAACTAGACCTGTATGAAGGTACAGACTTTGATGATGACGAGTTACGTACAGTCTTACAAGATCAAATTGTTAAGCTACGTGATTATTTACAGCACTTCATGGCAGAACAGTCCGTGCAGGTTATCATTAAAAATGCCGCAGACGGTAGAGTGCAAACTTTAATGTCAGGTGATGTTAACTTTGCAGGTACGTTCCATTCTCCCTACAACCTTCACAATCCAGATGAAAATGGAAGTCGTGCTTATTTATATAAGAGTCAGACAGAATATGCTGACAATCTCGAAGCGGCTTTTAATGCTGTAGGTATTAATAATGTAAGAGTAAGTAGCGGCTCAGATTCACAAGCTAACCACGCCCTTGCTACAGGTTGGGTTGAAGATACAGACGAGAAAACATCACCACCTGACGGGGTTAATAAATTGCGGTCCTTCCGTACTCCGTGGGGTTGGGCATGAATATGGATGATCTTAAACGACTCGATAGGATAGAAAACAAGATAGATAAGCTAGTGGAGGTTGTTGCCTCCCTAGCCCGTCTTGAAGAACGAATGGATGCTGTTGTCCAACGTGTCGATAGACATGAGTACAGACTTGACGATCAAGAGCAACACACAGATAGCTTGACCGAAAAGGTAAACGAAAACACATCATCTCGAAATGCACTTGAAAGGTTCGTATGGCTAGTCGTTGCCGCAATAGCATCGACAGTAGCTTATATGTTCCGAGAATAGGAGACATCAATGTTACAATCACTAATAGGCCCTGTATCGGGCCTTCTTGACAAATTTATAGAGGACAAAGATAAAAAGAATGCTATCGCTTTTGAACTTTCTACGATGGCTGAGAGACACGCTCAAGAACTTGCAAAAGCCCAACTTGAAGTTAATAAGACGGAAGCATCGCATAAGTCGCTATTCGTCAGCGGTTGGCGACCTGCCGTGGGGTGGGTGGCTGTACTTGGTATGGCGAGTAACTTCTTGGTTATACCAATGGCAAACTTTACGCTTGCTTTGGTTGACTCTACGATCACTGTCCCAATCCTTGATTTAAGTCAAATGATGCCAGTACTACTTGGTATGCTAGGTCTTGGTGCAATGAGGACCGCAGAAAAAGTTAAAGGAGTTCAAAGAGACAAATGACAGACTTCATATACTTTGACAAAGAAGATTTCCGTTGCATGGAGACAGGCAACAACGAGATCAAAGACGAGTTTATACATCGTCTAGACACGTTACGTGAGATATGCGGCTTCCCGTTTATCGTAACCAGTGGCTATCGTGATCCCACTCACAGTGCGGAGCGACATAAGCCTAACGGTGGTGGTACGCATACCAAAGGTATTGCCGCTGACATCAAAGTGTCAGGAGGCGCACAGCGTATGAAGATCGTTAAGTTTGCAACGTCTATGGGCTTCTCCGTAGGCGTAGCTAAAACATTTGTCCATGTGGACATCAGAGATACCGAAGCAATGCTTTGGTGTTATTAAGGAGTAATCATGGCTGTAAATAAAGACACGTTAAAGGTAGACACGCCTAGACGTACACCTGACCACAAAACTAAATCCCACATTGTAAAAACAAAAGTCAACGGTAAGTTAAAGATTATCCGCTTTGGTGAGCAAGGTGCTGAGACAAACCGAAGTGCCGAGCAACGTCAGGCGTTTAGATCACGACACGCTAAGAACATTGCCAAAGGTAAATCATCAGCGGCTTGGTGGGCTAACCATACAAAATGGAGGGGTTAATATGTCTAAAGATCGTGAAGTTATCGACACATTGCACGAGGCTCTCGCTAAAGACCTTCTCGTAAGAGTACAGTCAGGCGAAGCTACTGCATCCGAACTAGCCGTAGCCGCTAAGTTCCTTAAAGACAACAACGCAAGCCTTGATGTTATCCAAGCAGAGTCCACGATGGGCAACCTGTTAGAGGCTCTACCGTTTCAACCAAAGATCGTAGGTAAAGAATAATGTCTAGAAATTACCGCAAAGAGTATGACAACTACCACAAGCAACCAATCCAACGCTTACGGAATGCCGCACGGAAACGTGCAAGACGTAAAGTGATCCGTGAGAAAGGTGAAGCGGCTGTACAAGGTAGAGATGTCGATCATGTAGATCGTAACCCACAGAATAATGCTAATAGCAACTTACGCATTATGTCTAAGAAAAGGAATAGGAGTCGAAATGGCTAAGAAAGGTTTATACGCAAACATTAACGCAAGAAAAAAGAAAGGTATCAGTCGTACAAAGAAGAACTCAACTGTATCTAATAAAGCCTACGCAAGCATGAAGATAGGCTTCAAGAAAAAATAAGGAACTCAAGATGAACACACAAATGCCTCAAGAGTTACATGACTTTAGAAACTTCCTGTTTATTGTATGGAAGCATCTGGCACTACCAGACCCGACAGAAGTACAATATGACATGGCCGAGTATCTCCAGAATGCTCCTAGACGAGCAATCATTGAGGCATTCCGTGGAGTTGGTAAGAGTTACATCACTGCCGCCTTTGTTGTCTGGAAACTACTACTTGATCCTGAGATTAAGTTTATGGTTGTCTCCGCATCAAAGGCTAGAGCAGATGACTTCTCCACATTCACCCAACGTCTGATTATGGAACTACCAATGTGTAGTCACCTGATCGCTAAAGATCACCAAAGGTGGTCTAAGATTGCATTTGACGTTGGTCCTGCAAAGGCATCAGGTTCCGCTAGTGTTAAGTCTGTCGGTATCACCGGACAGCTTACAGGTTCTCGTGCTGACATTATTATTGCCGATGACGTTGAAGTCCCTAACAACAGTATGACACACATGATGCGTGAGCGTCTTGCAGAAGCTGTTAAGGAGTTTGACGCTGTACTCAAGCCAGATGGTAAGATACTTTACCTTGGCACACCACAGTGCGAAATGAGTCTTTATAATACACTCACAGAGCGTGGCTATCAAATGAGAGTATGGCCCGCACGTTACCCCTCCACAGAACGCGCTGAGAAGGCGTATGGGAGTCGTTTAGCACCCATCCTATACGATAAGATGTCCTATAGTGACAAGCCGTTAGACGGCCAACCAGTAGACCCTAAGAGGTTCGATGCTGATGACCTGTTAGAACGGGAACTCAGCTACGGTAAATCGGGATTCGCATTACAGTTTATGCTCGACACAAGCCTCAGTGATCTTAACAAGTACCCACTGAAGCTAAGTGATCTTATGGTCATGTCGTGTGACGAGAAGAAAGCCCCAGAGAAGCTAGTGTATGGCATTATGAAGGAGATTAAAGACCTCCCTAATGTCGGACTAGCGGGTGACAAGTACTACGCCCCAGAAGCCATTGTAGGAGACTACATAGACTACACTGGATCGCTACTGGTCATTGACCCGTCAGGTAGAGGTTCGGATGAAACCGCTTACGCAGTCGTTAAGATGCTAAACGGTTACTTGTACGTAGTTGAGTGTACTGGCGTTGACGGTGGTTATAACCAGAATGCTCTACAGCATCTCTCCAATGTGGCGAAAAAACACCAAGTTAACGCTGTGTTGATTGAGAGTAACTTTGGTGACGGTATGTTCACAGAACTACTGAAGCCCATACTCAACAAGACGTACTCTGTCTCAATCGAAGAGGTACGCCACAGCAAGCAGAAAGAACTACGTATCATCGACACACTAGAACCCATCCTGAACCAACACAGGCTCATTATAGACCCCAAGGTTATCCAACAGGATTACGACAGTGTGCAGAAGTACCCCGCAGAACAAGCACAACGCTATATGCTTACCTACCAACTATCCAGAGTCACTAGAGACAGAGGCTCACTGGCCCATGACGATAGGTTAGATGTACTAGCGATGGCTGTTAAGTACTACGTAGATCAAATGGCCGCTGATGTTAACTTAATGATGGACGAGCGTAAGGAAGAAGTCTTACGTCAGGAACTCGATAAGTTCATTGGTGGATTCAATATAGGCAACAAGGGTAGACCAACAGCCCTTACTGCATTCTAAGAGGACATTATGGTAACTGAAATAGCACTGGCTGTAAAAGCCGCACACTCTAGTGTCCAATTTATCACTAAAGCGGTCAACGCAGGTCACGATGTAATGGACTTGACTGACCGCATCGGTGCATTCTTTGACGCTAAGGAACAAGTACAGGAAGCAGAGATAGCTTCTAAGAACCCCTCACTGGCCGCTAAACTACTCGCAGGAGGCTCTGTAGAGTCTCAGGCATTGCAGATCACTACCGCCAAGTACAAGATAGCAGAGCAGGAGAAACAACTCAGAGAGAT